ACCATACGGAACAAAGACTTGACTTGTTTTGCTCTAGACATATCAGCAACTGATTTTTCAGCCAAAGCATCTTCAACTTCTTTCTTTGATGCTAAGTTGCCAATTGAATCAATGACGATAATCAATTTATCACCACGCTCAAGTTGTGTCAATTGAGCCATTATGTCGAACTTGAGTTGTTCAATATCTGTAAGAGGAGTATGGAGCACCCGCTCTGTGTCAATACCAAAACTGTCAAAATAAGACTGTGGAGTACCAAACTCCGAATCATAGAATAGGAGTGCTGCATCTGGATATTTGTCCAAGTAAGATTTGGCCATCAATAAACTGAATGCTGTCTTAAAGTGTTTAGATGGACCGGCCCACATTGTAAGACCTGGTGTTAGACCACCGTCTAACTTACCAGAAAGTGCCACGTTAATGATTGGCACTGCGGTTGGAATCATATCTTTATCATTAAAGAATTTTGATTTTGATAAGATGGCAGAATCTTTGATACTGCTGTTCTTTTTAATTTTGTCGAGAATGCTCATTTATTTTCCTTTTTCACGAAACGAATATGGTTCATCATAATCATACTTAGGTTCTAACTTTTTAGGTAATTGTTGTTCAGATGAAGTAATTGGTGGTATTGATTCACCAGTGGCTTCATCAATTATAATCATGTTGTCTTTTCTAATCTCTACAGTTTCTTCCTTTTTGGATTCAGGTTCTTCTATCAATTCTTCTTTGATTGGTGGCGCAGGTGGCAATTCTTCATTCGGCTTTTGTACAATTTCCTTTACACGCCTATCTTGCATCGACATGTTTGCTGCAATCAATAATAACACAGCTAACGGGTCAAATACAACCATGATTAACATGATTACCAGGCGGACTGCTTTGTCTACCACATCGGCATCACCAGAACCATAAATTAATTCTGCAACATATTTAATTGGTCCTAAGTCCGCAGCGGTCTTCTGAGCTTCTGTGGCCATAGGCATCCGTTCCTCATTAAGACTGCCAATTTTTTTCTGTTCGGCTTCGATTTCAGCAAAGATTCTTCCACGTTCCTTTTGTTGCCCTCTACGGATAACCACTGCTTTCTCGGCACCCTTTTCATCACTTGAGCGACCCATAACTTGGTCCACAGCCTCATCCATCTGTTTGAGTGCCTTGCGATTAACATCAACATTCTCCTTAGATACTTTTATCTTTTCATCAATGAGTGCAATTTTATTTACCAATGGTGCAGCATCAGAAGAATGTTCCAGGTGTGCCTTTGACAAATAACCAAAAATGCCCATTGATGTAATAAGCATCAAAATGAAACAGGCTATAACCAGATATGATTTCATCAGTATTGGAATTTCTTTCCAATTACGATACAACCAAGAAACAGTTACCAGTTTTGCACCTTCAAGTACAGAACCCATAAGAACAACAGGCCAAAACGAACCTGGAAATATTGCTGCCAATCCAATGACAGAATAATAAGCAGCAACTCCCGACAGCGCCATTGCTGTCAGGAATGTTAGGAAAATCATGTAAAAAAGTCCTCTAATGAATTTGTTTTTTCAGCCGACCAATTCATGCAACGTAGAATTACACTGATTGGTTCCAGAAAGGCCTTGTCGAATTGTACATCATAGTCGATGTAGTTGTCAAGCTCAAACTCTTTTGGTATTCTTGATGGGAAAGAAATCACATCATTTTTGAAATGATTTGGCATTTTCAGATAGGTAAATTTAAGTTTTTCACCTTCTTGAATCAATGGGTACTTCTTAGTCAAATCTTTTTGTTTCAGATAATGATTGTACACAATCGCACCACGAACATGGATTGGTGTGCCTTTTTTGAACAACATTACTGGATCGGAATAAGTATTTAGCCCATTCAATCCTCTAGGGAAAGATATTTCTTCCGCAGGCAGTGTTTTAAACTCCTGCCTAAACTTGGCAATAAAGTCTTGCACCTCTTGTTCTGTACCAGTCATCATCAACTTAATAGATAATTTCATCTTCTCACGGATGGCAGATGGTGTGGATGATTTAATCATTTCCAAACCCATCACCTTCATGTGTGGTTCAGCATACTGCACACCTTCATTGTTATACACATTTAGAATATAACGCTTCTTGGCAGTCCACACACCCTTATCAGAAAGACCTTCACGTTTCATCTGCATCTTTTGTGCAAATGCATGAACATAATCTGCCAACTCTTGGTATGATCTATCAATGTGTGGTTGTAATTTGTCTTCACAAACACGATCCATAAATTCAATAATCTTTTGTGCAGGCATTTTAACAACACCATCAACACCATAGACCTTGTTAACCAAATCACCAAGGCGTAGGTAAATAGAATCTGTGTCTGATGCAATCACATAGTCCACATTGTCTGTGGACAAAAGCTTATTCATGTACTGGTTGATTTTTGCTTCAATCCATTTGATTGATAGTTGGCCTGCTGTTGTAACTCCCAGAGCCATGCGTAGGTCATAAAACCTAAAATACTGGCTTCCCAAAGCGCCGTAGGCAGAGTTGAGGGATACTTTCTTTGCGAGTTGTAGGTTATTAAATCTAGCCACACGTTTGTCAATTTCGTATTTTTTGAATTCGTCTTTTTCATTTTCATACTCCTGTTGAGCAATCAACATCATCTTCTTAAACTTTTTACGGTCTTGATACATCTCTTCCATCATTGCAGGTAAGAAACCAATCTTATCTGTGCGAAAAAATTGTCCGTTTGGTGTAATTGTGCAATCAGTCAGATTTGATAGATTAACCGACTTAATCAACAATTTATCAACGCTTACACCTTGAGAAATAACTTCTCGCATTTCAGGTGTATAGTCTTGTGGTTCGATTAGTGTCTCTGGTGAAATGTTATACTGCATCATCAAATGTGGATACAAACTATTCAAGTCAAACGATGCAACCCAATTGTGCATACCAACTTGTGGGTCTTTTACATACGCACCTTCAAACGCAGCATCTTTATCTTGTACTTCACGGGGTGGTACAATGATACCACGATTCAACAGATACGAATATGTCAGTGCATCCCACATACGTGTTTGTGCAAATACATCTTCATAGTTACATTTGGTATCATATGCAAGAGTTAAGGCCAATTCCAAAAGCTTAAGTTTGTCTTCCAATTTTATAATCAACTTAACGTCTTTGATGTTGTATTCAATAAACTTTTGGAAGTTGAGGCGATACAATGCATGAAGGTTATCGAATTCATCATATGAGATTTTACCTTCACCAAGTTCCACCTGTGCGATATTATCCAATCGATACGATTCTTGTGACTTACCACCCGGCGCATACCATTTGTATAATTCAATATAGTCGAGTGATTCAACACCAACAAGACTATATGCAATCAATTGTCGGCCATTGATATTGGTTTTTCGTTCTGTGATAAAGTTCCACGGAGATAATTTTCTAGTTTCATCTTCACCAAGAATCTTACGAAAACGATTCACAAGATATGGTATATCAAAGAACTTGGTGTTCCAACCAGTGATAACATCTGGTGTATTGTGTGACCACAATTCCAAGAATCTTTTGCAAAGAGACCATTCATCTCTGCATTTTACGTATGTTACATTATCGTCATAATTATTGTAATCACCACAACCAAAAACATGGGTCATGCCATTTAGATAGGTTATGGCAATTGCGGTGATTGGTTCGTTGGCCAGATATGGGTCTGGAAAACCATTCTCTGAACCAACCTCAATATCAATTACACCAACAGAAACTTTATCAGCATCCCAATCAACCATTTCGGTATGTTGTTCTGCGATAAATGCATATTCAAATCTGGTGTTACCATAGATTTTTGTACCACCAGCAACATCTTCAAATTGTTTTACATAGTCTCTTGCTTCACGGATGCCATCAAATCGCTTTGGTACGAGGTCTATACCATCAAGAGATTTGTGTGTACCATTACCACGCCGAGCAGGAAGATACAATTGTGGTTCATAATCAATCTTTAGTTTGATTCGTTTACCGTCTTTGACACCACGATAAAGAATCTTGCCACCGAAAGATTGAACATTTGTGTAGAAATTAGCCATTAACCTGTAATAATTTGTTTTTGTCCTGGGAGAATGATACCTGAACCAAAAATTTCATTGTAGTTTGTAATAAAATCTTCAGCAGGAATATAGTAGTATACTACATTCTTCTTGTCAATGTCAATAGTTGAATTTTTGCCATGGTTAGCGTGCGTTGGAAATGGCGCAAATCCAACATTGGGTTGGCCATCTTGGCCTCGCACAACAGCAATTGCTACGGGATTAGATAAGGTAAATGTTGATGGTGTTTCGGATTTCACTTCACCTAAAACTTCTTCGTGGGTGATGAGTTTGAGTACAATTATAGTCATAATAAAACCTTTATAGGATATGGGATAAACAAAAGAATACCATATAAATAAGTATATAGTGTGTTTTGAGATCGTAGTATATCATTGTTTTGTCATAAAGTCAATACAAAAATGGTATAAAAGATGGATCCGTTAACCCTCCTGGCCCTTGCAAATGGGGCTGTGGCAGCCATAAAGAAAGGTTGCCAACTCTACAAAGATATCAAAAGCGCAGCCGGTGATGTGAAGGGTGTGCTTGACGATTTGGATAAGCAATTCAACAAGCAACATGAAAACAAACCGGCTACCAAAGAACAACGCCAACAGTTTGAGCAAAAGAAAAAAGAAACAAGAGCAAATATTGAGAAGGATCCAAATGATGTTATGTCCGTCATTGGAGACCAATTGGGAACATTCTTTGATGCTATGGACAAGATTGAAGAATTGTTCTATGAAGAAGAAAAGAAATCTAAAGAGGTATACGTTGGTGATGTATCACTAAGCCGTAGAGCATTGCAACGTGTATTGATTCGTTCCAGACTTGAACAGATGGAAGTTGAATTGCGTGAACAAATGATTTATCACGTACCAGCAGACCTAAAAGATTTGTGGACACGATTCCAAGAAATGCGTGGACAAATTATACAGGAACAAAAAGTTGCTAGATTGGTCAGAGAAAAAGAAGATGCAATCAAAGCGGCAAAACGCAGAAAAAGAATGGAAGCCCTTTCAATGGAAATTTCATTGATTGTTGGAATAATAATGATTTTTGTCATAATGGGTGCTTTGTTTACCTGGATACATTTTGATAAGAAAAAAAGATGGCCAGAATTGCATCAAAGAACATACCAACAAGAGTTGGAAAGAGAGAAGCAATTAAGAACCGAAAGAATTTTACAAGCAATCAAATATCTTGATGAGAAAAATCAAGAAGAAAACAAAAAACTAATAACACCAGATGAAAAAAAATAAGTACACATTTTTAGAATGGGTATTTGACAATGTTGGTCTTGGTAAATTTATTTTATTCTTTTACGTATTCATTCTATTGGTCGGATCAGGACTATTGACCTTTGTTTGGTGGTATACCAAAGACTATAGATGAAAAATAAATTACTTTTTACATTGTTGACAACCAGTGCAACGTTGATGGTTACTCATCCGACCATCAATATAAATTTTATGCCGGATGCTATCATATATACAAAAGCATCTTCAATTAACGATAAGAACTATTGTCAATTGGAAAAGAGTTTTACGAATGAAAAAGGATTACAAGTCTGTGAATACAAATGTTTGGTTACCACCAGTCAAAAAGGTGAAAAGAAATCCATATACACAACCTCATTTAATAATGCTAGAGCTTGTAAACCACAAATTGAATCACCATGATTCAAAACTTTGATGAGGTGTTTGATTGTTATACAAAATTTTTACTTATTTGCTATTTTTCACCATACTTTTTAATCAACAAGTTGTCTCAGCAAAACCCATCACCGCAAAATCCTGGTTGATATCGGATATACGTGGTAATATTATTGATGGTGAAAATATTGATGTGGTCCGGCCAATTGCTAGTATAACAAAACTGTTGACTGTTATGGTTGTCTTAGATGCAAACCAAAATGTTGATGAAAAAATAACAATGACAACAAAATTGGCCGACAAGTTACCAAGAAACAATCAAAAATTAACTAGGTTGGAATTAATAAACCTAACAATAACAGCCAGTGACAATAGAGCTGCACTAACTCTTTGTGAACATTATCCTGGTGGATTGGTCGAATGTGTACAAGCAATGAACCAAAAAATTAGAAGTTTGGAAATGACAAATACGGTTGTGTATGAACCAACTGGATTAGATGCACGAAATGTTAGTACTGCAAGACAATTAATTAAACTTACAAGAGAAGCGAGTTTCTATGGCAACATCAGATACGCTAGCCGTAAGTCTGAAATAAAAATACAAATTAAAAATAAGTGGTTTGTTTTTCGTAATACCAATCCATTGATTGGCACTCACCAAAATATTGTTGTCAGTAAAACAGGATACATTAGTGCATCTGGTGGATGCATAACATTATTCTTGGACACTAATATTGGGAATAGGATTGTTGTTGTTCTTGGTAGTAAGAATACAAGAACTAGAATTCCTGAGGCAGAATTCTTATCTAATATGTATAGAGAGTAATTGGTTGCGGGTCACGGATTTGCACCGGAACTGAGGATTATGAGCCCACTGTGATACTGTTTCACCAACCCGCTATAATATTTATTCGAAAAATTCAGGTTTCATAATAACGTTTTTATCGAATTCATGCCTAGTGCGTTTAAGATTATCTTCTAAGATTCTATCGAATTCTTCTTGTTCGGCTTTAGCATCTTCTATTTCTTTTGGTGATGGCTTACGAAAGATTGCATCAAAGTTATCACCAAATGTTTCCTGTGAAACACTAAATGGTCTTGGGTTAGAACCTTTACCACCATCAGACATTTTATTCTCCGTATACGAAAACTACGCCATCAATTTTGGCAACATAGTAGTCGCCGGATTTCATTGCAGCATTCCAATCCAAAAGAACAATATCACCAACAGAAACTTCATCAACATCAGGACCGATGGCCATAACTTCTGCTCTATCAGGTTCATCTGTTCTCTGTAGAATGATGCCTGATTCTGTTTGCTTAGAACCTTCGATTCGTTTAATAACAATTTTATTTGCAAGTGGTGTGATGTTCATAATGACCTCAAAAATAAATGGAGCGGCCTGTATGATTCGCACATACTGCTTAAGTTGGACACCTAAACTGTTCTATAACGACCGCATTAAATGGAGCGGGATATCAGAATCGAACTGATGACCGAAGATTGGAAATCTGCTGTTTTACCATTAAACTAATCCCGCACATAAACTATTATACACTAAAAATCTGTTGTAGTCAATACTTATTTGGTGCCCCATGACAGAATCGAACTGCCGTAACCTGATTACAAAACAGGTGTAATACCATTATACTAATAGGGCGAATCTGGAGCGGGTAGTGAGAATCGAACTCACAACTAAACCTTGGCAAGGTCTTGTGTTACCACTAGCACCATACCCGCAATAGAGTTATTATATATGCTTTCTATTCAACTGTCAACCAATATTTTGGTATACTTGGTACGAGTAACCGGAATCGAACCGGTACGCCGAAGCGAGAGATTTTAAGTCTCTTGTGTCTACCTATTCCACCATACTCGCAATCTGGTCCGGCGTGAGAGAATCGAACTCCCATTAGAAGGGTAGAAGCCTACTGTATTGTCCATTATACTAACGCCAGAAAAATTACAGTTTGGATTCGAACCTTGTCCTGGTGTTGTCCACCTGTACTTCCCACAGTACTGACTGTAACTAAAAACTTGGTGCCCCAGGAGAGACTCGAACTCTCAAAATTTGGCTTCTAAGACCAACACGTATACCAATTCCGTCACCGGGGCAATAAATACTTCTATGGAAAAAAATTATGTTAAAGATTTATACGATATGGCCAATAAATTGGAATCATATCAAGAAACAAAATCATTCACCAACAGCAATGATTTTACACCATCCTTTGAAACAAGGCAACAGCTTTTTGTACTGGATGAAATAAAAAATATTGGTGCTCCCACCAAGGATTGAACTTGGTTTTCATCCTTACCAAGGATGTGTAATGCCATTATACTATGAGAGCATGGTACCCAAGATGGGATTCGAACCCACAAAATTCTCCTTTTGAGAGAGACACGTTTGCCAATTTCGTCACTTGGGTATAATAATTGGTGCTGCCTAGAGGGATCGAACCTCTTTCACTGGTTCTTCAAACCAGCGCTATGACCACATCAGCTAAAGCAGCATGTTGGTACCTTGTGACGGGATCGAACCGCCGACCTTCTCCTTGTAAGGGAGACACTCTACCGCTGAGTTAACAAGGCAATTTTCTTTGGGGTGACCTATGGGATTTGAACCCATCCTATCGGAATCACAATCCGAGGTGCTGACCGCTAACACTAAGGTCACACCAAAGAAAACTGGTAGGGGCACCGAGAATCGAACTCGGATTTACTGGTTAAAAGCCAGCTACTCTAGCCGTTGAGTTATACCCCCAAATTGGTGGTGACAGTTGGATTTGAACCAACGACCGATTGCGTATGAAGCAATTGCACTACCGCTGTGCTATGTCACCATTTGGCAGGGGATACAAGAATCGAACTTGTACTAACAGAGTCAAAGTCTGCTGTGCTACCATTACACAAATCCCCATCATAAAAAAATATGGATGCAAATTGTTAAAGAACTTTTTTGCTGAGCCTCGATCAACTCAATACAAAGTATAACACAATGGAAAACCATGTCAACAACTATTTTCATAGATGTTGTTTTTATACAACACAAAGAAAAACCCCCTAGAGTTTGCTGTCTCTAGGGGGCTTGTCTTTATATTCTCTTTTGGACTTTTTTGGTCCTCAGGTATAACAAGCCCCCATCAGTGGCGTATGGCAATCTGATTTCTCAATGCGAGAAATATTCTGCCACGTACTCGGCATATAATTTCTTGTTGAGGGTTTTGATACTGTTAAATTCATTTTACTTTTGTTCGTTAAAAATATTAGACCATTTCTGGAGTTTTGCTTTCTTGTTTGCGGATGCTTTATCTACTTCATCAATATTAATGATACCTGTTTCAATCATCAACTGAATCATACAAAATAAATCACCAACTTCTTCTGTCAATCGTTCACGATTAGATGCACCATTGTGTTCACCATCTAAACCAAACCTAAAAACTTTACTGATTGCTTGTGTCACTTCGGCACATTCTTCTTGTGCAATTAGTAAAACTTCTTTTTCAACTTCATTCATTGTCTAATAACCTTTTCTTAATTCATAAAATGCTCTGCGAATCCCGGCGGTAATTATAGTACAGAAAGATATGACGCTATCATACCCCCCATATGTACCTTCCACCCGCTTCCCGACAGATTCCGTTCTCGCATTGCCAGCGGCCTTTCGGTTTAAAGACTACCACCCGTAGTTGTCACGCTACTTCTCATCCTGTGGGTCACAGTATTCGGAGACTAACCCGAAACGTTCTTTACATATTCTGAATGAATCTATTCACTAAGAATCGCTTTACTTCCCATGCATACTTCATTCGCACAGTTTCAGCCACATTGTTTATCTTGTATGTAATATATAGTCTTTTCGGAGCAGAAATTACGACTGCACCAAAAATATTTTTACTGAGTCCAAATGGTACCACATAAGCATCACCTTTGTCAAGTCTTTTCTTGGAATACCCATTAGCACCTTTGATCTTGTCTAGCCCACCAAATCGAACTGTATCTAAAATTTCAACAGCCATCGATTGTCGTGGACCCATACCATCAATATACATATTGTTCCCTATGCTTTGGTTCTTTCTTACGTTTGTCTTCAACCACACGCATACGATACTTAGGGCTACGCAAGTCCTTCGCTACCATATTACGTGGTTTTGTTTTCGACAATTTAAAATTCAGGCTCTCCATAACTTCCGTAATCCTCATCGGTTCCATATCCTGCTGAAGCCATAGCGGAATCAAAATCTCCGTCCATGCTTTCATTATACTCTACATCCATAAAACTTGCAACAAAACCATCTACTAATTCTACTGGTACATTAAGCATTGTTGCAATCGTGAATTCATTGTACCCTTGAAGATACAACTCTTCAATCTCCATCGCCAATTCGCTCATCTTACTCATGCTAGTTCCTTTTGCTTATCCAAAACTTGTTGATACGTCATTGTGGGTTCTTTGCTAGTGATAGCACCATCAAACTGTAACTGAGACCTCTCAAACCATGAAAGGTAGTCATCACTTTCCATAGACCAATCGACCATGTACTCGCTAGAATAATCCGTATTCGTTTCAATGCCAGTCAATGTGAACTTCACAAACTCATTGTAATCTATGTTAAGCGGAACGTCAAGTATCTTATACTCTGAACCGCCTTTGGCTTTCCAATACTGAGGACACTCACCCACACCATCCCAATCATGTGCGCCATAATTTTCGTGGTACTGAGTGCGGATAACTATCATCAT